TTCTTGTTGAATCTCATCAACTTCGTTTTCAATGGTGTCCACGTTTTCCTCTTCAGGTTGTGGATCAAGCATCATAGCTCGTGACATAATTAAACTCCGTGATTATAATCATTGTGGAGACTTCTTTCTACCTGCTTTTTCGTGTTCTCGTACCCATTTCATGTGCTGACCGGGAAAGTCCCCAGTAGAACCATCAAGGTGAAAAGACGGGGCAGATACCAATTTAGTAGCATTAGCGCCACAACCGCACCTACTGGTTGTAACGCCAGACTCTACCATTTCTTCAAAGACATGTCCGTTTGTACAACGGAAGTCATAAATTTTATACATCAACAGGGCCTTCTTCTTCGGCTTCTGCTTGCTCTCTAGCCGCTTCTATAGTACCTTGAAGGTTAATTACAGTAGCGAAAGCAGCAACTTGGCCTTTACGAAAGTACAAGTCTTCTGTGTCTTTGACTGTCTGAATGTCAGCCAATTGTTGTGCATTGTTGGATAACTCTTGTAAGAGTTGTTTGAAACCTTCGTGGTTGAAGAGTTCGTTGTAGTTGTCGAAGTAGGTTTCAAGCTCAGGAGTCATAGTTTCCTCTAATGTTGTTAACTATAGTTTTATTATAGCATACTTTTATGCAGTTGTCAAGCTTTTCTTGTGGACTTCCTGCGTTTACCTGAAGCTGTGACTGCATGTTTAATTGCCTTAGGGCCAGTCTTACGACGTGCAGAAGATTTTTTTTCAGCTGCTGTCATCTTTGCTGCAACAGCTTTAGGTCTACAAGAAGGGTAAGGACGTTTACTCTTGGTAGCTGACTTGCGTCCACAAGGCTTACCCGTTTTAACGTCCACCCACTCTTCTTTAAACCACTTAGTGAGTCCGCCTTTTGGTTTACTCATAAGTTCCACCACGTTTCTTATACTCTTTAGTCAACCAACCTGAAGCATATGCACTAGGCCATACTTTGTATTTCTTTTTAGCCTCTGCTTTAACGCGAGCGTACAATGCTTTGTTTTTAGGTTTAGGGCTGCTTTTTGCTTTAGCCATAACAATTACTTCTTTTTCTTTCTGTTGGTCATTGTGCGCTGACCACGCATAGGCATAGCAGGTGACTTTCCTTTTGGTTTTGCTTTAGGTTTAGTTTTGTTCATTTTCATTCCATAACCGGGCATAGCTTTCTCCTTTGCTGTCTTAGACAGGTCTTCAAAATGGAAAAGTTTTACAGATGTTTTTCCGTGAGTTTTGCCTGAGTGTAACGACCCATCAGGCATTTTGTGTGTACCGCCTGTATATTCAGTACCGTCACGCTTATAATGTTTTACACCTTTAGCCATAATTAACTCTTAAGTTTGTAAAAGTCTTCTATTGTACACCGAACTTGTCGTCCTTTGTGTCTCATGTATACTGGTGCGCCTACTCTGAGCCTGTGTACTGCTACTTGAGTTACGTCTTCAGATATGTCGCAGCTTGGTATAACTACGTACTGCTGATCTGCTTTTTCTATGAGAATCTTAGTGTCTGCTGATGCCTGTAACGACAGCAGTATTACTGCTACTAGTAGTGTTCGCATTGTGTTCTCCTAACGTCATCACGACGTGCTTTAGCCTCACGGCTGTATTACCACTTTTTACAAGACCAGTACCTCGCCGTGAGTTTGCTGGGTGGGTTTGTGTCACACTTGTGACGTGCTCTAAACGACTTCCGTCGTGCAGGCTGATCTTTCTTAATAGTCATCTTGGCGTCACCAAAACGTATAGTCTTAGTTTTGTCGCCTTGTTTTGCTACTACTACAAACTTTTTAGTCGGATGATTAGGCGTCCGTTTTGGTTTGTTGTACGCGCTTACTCCTGCTCGTGCTAGTTTTGGGTCTTTGGACTTTGGCATTACATAGTTCCTCCACCTTGGTTTCCAGTTGGTCCACCTTGGTTTGTAGGTCTGCTAGGAGTTGGAACGCCCCTTGGAACTCTTGGTTGACTCGCTGCAGGAGCAGGCGTAGTTCGTGGTCTGTCAACATTTGTTTTACCTTCTAGTTGCTTTTCTTTGAGAAGAGTGTCAGCAACTTTCATACGTCGCTCAAACTCTTTATCTTCTGCATCACCTTCACGGAGGTTTCGGGTAACAGCGTTAATACGGTCAATTTCAAGCTCCTGCGGCACTGCTTGAGCCTCTGCTGCCAGCTTAGTAGCTCTAGCAGCTGACTCTTGTGCTTGTGCAGATAAAGCGGCTGTCTGGGACTGCTGGAACTCCAGTTGTGCCTGTTGTGCTGCCTGAGCCATTTGCTGTGCTTGAGGATTGGGTTGCATGGCTTGTTGCATAGCCGCAAGAAGTTCTTCACGATTAGACAAGTTCATGTTGTCTACAACAGACTGAATTAATGTTGTATAAAGCGGTGAGTCTTTGCCCATAGTTTGCAACAACTGCACCAACTGAGTAACCTCGTACTCACGAGCAATGATGCCCAGTGTACTGCTGGCATTGAACTTGTAGTCAGCAACAGGATAGTTTTCTGGGTCAAACTGCATGTACCGATACGCTGCCTTCTTAACAAACGGAATCAAGAATGACTGCTGGAAGTTAATTAAGGTGCGCTTGTGTCGTTTAATAATAGCGCCAAGAGACATACTAATACCAGCGGCAGTAGCCTCGCCATTAACACTACCAGCAATTCCTGCTGAGTCAACTGCTCCGGTGGCTTGCTGTACCATCTGCTGCAATGCTCCGGCCTGAGCAAAAGTGATTTGACTAACTTGACCAAAGTTGAACGGTTGAAGAACTTCTTTAGGATTTCCACTGGTTAATATCATCTTTCCGGGGCGTACTTCTGGTTTTGCACCACGAGGTAGCCTAGTTGCGTCAATAGCCATCATTGGGTGAATAGTGAGGCTTAAAGCGTCGATACGTGCGCGTAGCTCGGTATCTAGAGCCTTCTGAGAGTTGTAACCCTTCTCGCAAACACCACGACCCCAGAAGCGTCCGGGTACTACGTCCCAAGGGAACGCAACAATAGGACGATCAGACATCATGTAGGGGTTGGCTTCTGCTTTTAAAAGTATACCGCCGTTAGCAACCACTACAACGGCTTCTACGTACTTTGAGTTAGAGTCTTCCTCGGGTACTGCTTCTTCGTCATCTTCGCTTAGAGCGGAGTTTAGAAGCTCTCTGGGGACAAGCCCATAGTACTTAGTAAGTCGTACCTTGTCATCGTTGTAAATTGTAATGTCTTGGTCAGGCTCAAGATCAGTGTCAGGAGCAGCAGGACCAACATAAACACTTTTGTAAACACCCTGTTCTTGCAGTAGTTCTACTTGGTGTAAGCTTACAAACTCGTCTACAGCAACACCCATAGCGTCTTCTACAGAGGTAGCCACAGGGTCAATCAGGAAGTTCTGGGGTAGTACGGGCTTGAGTTTAACCTTGACACGGTCTGTAATGTTTACTCCTACTGCTTGCAAATCTCCTCCCATAATGGGTTGAGTCGCAGGAGCCATCTCTTTCATTTCTTCGATAATAATTTCGCCAATGCCCGTGCCAAAGACTGCAGCGTTAATGAGGCACTCAGCGACGGCCTTACGTACCATACACTCTTCAAAGTCTTCCGTAAGCTTATTACGTAGGAACTGTACGTCTTGCTTGTTGGTGTCGCCAAAGTTGTCGCTTACGTCAAACCACTTGCCACGTCCAAAAGTGGCTTCTTCTAGCTCCGCTACATTAGACTCAACTGCTTGCTGAAGTGCAGGAGAAATAATGCGGGAACGCTCAGACCTACGCTCACTGTCAGCAGGGTCCCATATACCACGCCATAGTCTATAATACTCTTCAAATCTTGCTTCATAATTACTTTCGTAGTAGTCCCTCCAGTCTTCACATTTGGTGATAACCCAATCTTCAATTGTTTCTTGAACCATAAGCGGGTCTTGTTCATATAAGTCAGTCATATTAGTATCCTGCTACCACGTCTAAAATATCATGGTCTTCTATTTCGTAGTCGTAGTCGTACGCTACATTTGCCAGTTGGTCGATGTACGCCAAAGCGTCCACCAAGTCGTCATGGGTCAAAGGGTCAGGAAACTGGAAGAGTTGGTCTAGAAATCTAGAGTTCCACTCTCCTTTGTTCAGCGTAATGTACCCATTTTCAAAGCGTCCTTGTAACGCCCACATTACCCTGTCTGTTTTCTTTTTGTTGCCGTGTGTCAACTCTTCTACTCTAAAGAATGTTCCGTACCGCTTCTGTAGATCCATCAGAGGTGACATAACGGCTTGTTTAGCAATACCTCTTTCGATTCCCACCGATATGGGACGGTAATCTCTAACGGCCTGAAATATCTTAGCTGCTGTTTCGTCAAGTGACCATCGACCGTATATGATATTGTCAACAAACCAACCATGCTCATTGACCTTAACCACGGCGATCGCTGTGTCGTCAAGTTTGGAATTCTTAGTTTTCTTTTTGTTGACTTCCTCAAATCCTGCCAAGTCAACTGCAATGTAGTAATCTCCTATTTCGGGCCTATCTTCACTAAATTGTACCCAGTCTTCCTTAAACATTTCTGACCCACGCGCTTCAAAGCTTGCCATAAACTCTTGGCGAAACGCATAAGAAGACATAGACTTTTTAGCAATATCAATTTCGTCTGGGTCCAGCAATGGATTGTCGTAAGAAGTAAAGTGGTATGCAGCGTACGTCGAATCATTGCTTAACTCCGCGTATTTGTACAGTTCGTA